AACATCAAAAGGCAGTTCGAGAAGCACTTGCAGGATTAATGCACATTCCATTTGGAGTAGATTATGGGGGAAGTCAAATCATCTTTAAAGATAGTTCCTAAAAAATGGGGGAGAGAGGAATGGATTATAAATTGTCCCGAATACTGTAGCAAGTTACTTTATTTAGATAAAGGAGCCATATCATCGCTTCATTATCATAATATTAAAAAGGAAACCTTTTATGCTCTGCAAGGAACGGCGGGTTTAACAATTGAAGGGAAAGATTATATGTTGACTCCTTTTGCCCGCCCCAAAACAATTTATCCAGGTATGCAGCATCAGTTTATAGGAATAGCCAATGCTGTGATTTTGGAAATTAGCACTCATCATAATGACAATGATATAGTTAGACTTTCGGAATCGCAATGTTCAGAAATAAAAAAATCTTAATTACTGGTGGTACTGGACTTATCGGTAGACAAATAGCTAAATTACTCTACGATGCTGGGGCAATAATAACAACTGTATCCCTAGAACCTAATGGATTACCTAATATTAGCCATATCTGTGCAGATTTGACAGATTCAAAATTTTGCTGTGATATTGTTTCTGATAAGGATTATATATTTCATCTTGCTGGTCTAAAAGGGTCACCTGTTATAACACATAGTCGAGCATCCAGTTTTTTTGTTCCTATACTCCAAATGAATACAAATATACTAGAGGCTTGCCGAATAGCTAGTATCAAAGGTATAGTTTATACTAGCTCTATCGGAGCCTATTCTTATAAACAAATATTAAAAGAAAGCGATGCTTGGCAAGGAAATCCTATGGATTTCTGGCCTGGATGGGCTAAGCGGATTGGTGAATTTCAGATAGAATCTTATAAATTAGAATATGGGAATAATAATTTTGCCATAGTTCGGCTGACAAATATATATGGTCCTGGAGATAAATTTGACGCCGAAACCTCAATGTTTATTCCCTCACTTATGGCTAAAATAAAAAGAGGCGATAATCCTGTCCTTATTCATACTAATGGTAATGAGGTTAGGGATTTCCTATATAGTGAGGATGTTGCCAGTGGCATAATTCAAGCCATGCAATATGGATTAGGCAAAGGTATTATCAATCTTGGTGGGACAGAATATCATACAATTAAAGAAGTTATAGAGACAATGGCTGAAATAATTCCTTTCAATTACAAGTTTTCTGATAAACCAGCTTCTTACCCAATAAGGATAATGGATATATCAAAAGCCCAAGAATTATTAGGTTACAAACCGTCCGTAGGCTTAAAAGAGGGGCTAAAAAGAACTTGGGAATGGTTTAGTACTTGTTCGCCAGAAAAAGCCTCAGATTTTGATTCTAGCGTGTCTGATAAGGAGTTAAGAAGGTGCGGGTAATCCCGTCCAAGTTATCAGGAGTTTTATTAATAGAGCCCGAAATCTATGATGATTTACGAGGTAAAAATTTTATGACTTGGCACTCTGGGAAATATAATTGGCTTGGAATAAATTTTATAGAACATAATGTATTCACGGCAAAAAAGAATGTTCTAAGCGGAATCCATTATAGCCCTTTGTGTACGAAACTCTATCAATGTTTGTATGGTAAAGCCTATTATGTTCTGGTGAATTGCGATAAGAATGATAAGGAATTTGGTAAATGGGATTCTTTTACTTTATCTGATGAGAATTATCTTCAGCTTTTTAAGCCGCCTCAATATGGAACTGGTTTCGTAGCGTTAAGTGACTTTGTTATTATTCATGTAATGCAATCAGAATATTATAATTTAGATAATCCCAATCAAGTAACCTTTAGATATGATGACCCTCAGTTTAATATTCAATGGCCGGTTAAAAACCCAATATTATCGGAAAGAGATAAACGGGCAAAATGGATTTAGGACTTAAAGATAAAATAGCATTAATAACTGGAGGCAGCCATGGTATTGGCTTGGCAATAAAAGAATTACTTTTATCCGAAGGTTGCACAGTCCATTCCATTTCAAGGCGAGAAGGTTATGATGTGCTTATTGATAATGATATAGCTAGAGCTACAACCTTATATGCCGATTCAGATATATTGATAAATAATATTGGGGGAGGAGGGCGTTGGGGAGAAGAAGAACCTACTTTAACACAATTTAAAGTGTGGCAAGAAGTATACAAAAAGAATGCCGAAGCAGCTATAAAATTCACTATGGCTTGTTTGCCTTATATGCTTGAAAATAAATGGGGTAGGGTAATAACGATAGCTTCTATTTATGGTAAAGAAGGTGGGGGGAGGCCTTGGTTTAATATGGCTAAGGCGGCTGAAATTAGCTTAATGAAATGTCTAGCTCTTAGAAAAGAATATCAAGAAGCTAATATAACTTTTAATACTATCTGTCCTGGAGCAATCTGGATTGAAGGTAAGAAACTGGACAAATATGAGCGATATGGCAAACCTGAAGATGTAGCTGGAATAGTAGCATTTTTATGCTCGGATTATGCTCGCTGGATAAATGGTGCCTGCATAACAGCCGATGGGGGAGAATCAAGGAGCTTCTAAATGAGAATACTTATTCAATCCAATGCCGAATGGGCACCTACCGGATACGGTGTTCAGGCTAGGCATCTCGTATCAGGATTTGAGAAATTAGGACATACTGTAGCAGTCTTCCCATTCTGGGGATTACAGGGTGGGATAATGGAATATCAGGGGCATACTTGTTATCCAATATGGAATGATATTTGGGGTAATGATATATTTATGAATCATGCCCGGCATTTTAAAGCTGATATTGTTATTAGCCTTATGGATGTTTGGGTAATGCATGAAAATTTTGGTAATATGGTTCGCTGGATTCCTTGGCTACCTATTGACCATAGCCCGGCACCCGAACCAATAGTTCAACGATTACGGTCTGCTTTAAGAGTTGTTGCTTTTAGTAAATTTGGGGTTAAAGAATTAGGTAATGCAGGAATTAAAGCTGATTATGTTCCGCATGGAGTAGATATAAATGCTTTTAAGCCCTTAGATATAATTAAGGGTGAACTTAAGAAACAATTGGGTTTTCCTTCTGATTGCTTTCTAATCGGTATGGTAGCAGCTAATAAAGGCTGGCCTTGTCGCAAATGTTTCCCTGAGATTTTTGAGGCATTTTCGGAATTTGTAAAGAGACATCCTGAAACTAGATTATATTGTCATTCTGAATCATCTAACCGGTATGGTGGGCCTGACCTCCAATTAATGAGTAGAGGATTTGGAATTACTGAATATATAAGATTTGCTGAACCCTATCTATTAAATCTTGGCTTTCCTGATGACCTAATGTGCCAGATATATAATGCTATGGATGTTCTATGTGCAGTATCTATGGGTGAAGGATTTGGGATTCCCATTTTAGAGGCACAGAGTTGCTTTCCAAGTGATACATTTGTAACCGCAGAAGATATCATTGGCATACAAGAACGCTCATATTCTGGGGATATTATTACTATAGAAACAGCAAAAGGAACTATTGAAGTAACCCCTGAACATCCTTTTTGGACTAACAATGATTGGGTTTTGGCTAAAGACTTAACTGAAAACCATCAATTATGGTATAATAAAGAATATACCCTAGGAGGTGGTTATGCCCAAGAAGGGTTACAGAAAATACAGTCAGGCTCAATCGGAGAAATTGTTCACACTATACAAAATCATGCCCCTCAAAGAGGTAGCTCAAAAAGTAGGACTGACCTATGGTCAAGCATTTTGGCAAATACAACAAGCAGGAATTCACAAAACAATTGGGCAAAAGATAACTTTGAAGTCTCCACCATTAACAGAAGCCGAATGGGGTTATTTAGCAGGATTGATAGATGGCGAGGGCACAATTTCAATCAGAAGGCGAAACGGACGGGACAACAACTGGAAGCCAATAATTTGCATATCCAGCAGTTCCCCAATGTTAATGGAATGGTTGCAGAAAAAGATAACCTGTGCAAATACCCGAATAGAAAAACGCAAGTTAGTGAAGGGATGGGCACAAGCATATCTATTCTGGATAACGGGGATAGGGTTTCTTCCCCTATTCAAGAAACTATTACCCTTATTGGTAATAAAACAAATACACTGCCATTTGATAATTCAATGGGCACAAGAAAGATTAGCTCAAGGAATACACGAGAAAATCAACAAGAGGCAACAAGAGATAATCCAAATACTGAAGGATTTGAACGTGAAGCCATCATTGAAATCCGAACGAGAAAAGTCAAAAATCTTCCAGTCTACAACCTTGCAACAAAATCGCATGTCTATGTAGCTCAAGGTTTTATAGTCCATAATTGTGGTATTCCCGTAATTACTACTGACTTTTCTTCTATGCCAGAACTAACAGCTGCTGGCTGGAAAGTTCCTGTAGCCCGTAGGTGGTGGACACCTCTAAATTCTTTTCAGGCATTACCTAATATTGATGGCATAATTGAAGCTATGGAAGCTGCATATCAAGCAGATAGAAAAGCATTAGGTAAAGTAGGGCGTGAATTTGCTATGGGTTATCGTTGGGAAAAGATAATTAATGAAGGCTGGAAGCCTATCTTAGATAGTCTTGAACCTATAAGATACAAAGAGTATAATATTAAATAAGATTTTACTTTAAGGAGGAACCGCCTGACGGTCAGAAAAATCGTCAGGCTTTTTTATTATGGTTAAAGAAAAGGTCGGAACTGGAGAAAAGGTCGTAGCTGTATTAAGAAGTAAGGATGGCAAAAAGAGAGTCATTAAACCTAAATGGTATTCTAGATTTCTATTCTTTAAAAGGAGGAAATAATGAAGGATAGTATTCAAACAAGTGCAGAAAAATTAAAGGTTGGAGGATGTGTCCTGGCAGTATTGGAAGATGTTAGAAATGGGGCTAAAAAACTTGTCCCAGGGCGTAATATCGTAACTAATGATGGCGATAAATATTATGCCCAGATGGGTTGCGGGGAAGCTCCGACAGCTGATTTTGATGGTGCTTTTGCTGGCTTAAGAATGGGGACTGGTATAACTACCCCTACCAAAACTGACACAAGTGTTACTGTCTTTGCTACCGGCGGGACAATGGGACTTGATGCAGGCTATGAAAAAACCAATGATGTTGATGCTGATAATACTGGTGCTGGAGTAAACATAGTTACTTGGCGGTATAGTTTTGGCACAGCCCAAGCTAATATCACTAATATAGCTGAGGGCGCTATCTGCGTGAATGTAGCTGTTGGTGGAACAGCATTAACCCATTTCCTATTTGCTGCAGCCTTTAATAAGACAGCTAATGACACTTTAAAGGTGTTTGTTAATCATGAATTATTGGGGGCTTGATATTAGTTGACAGAGTTAGTTTCATAGTATATAATCTAACTATGAAAGATTTACCAGAAACTTTTTGGGCTTGGTTAGCAGGGTTTATTGATGGTGATGGTTGCTTAAATATTTATCAAGATAAGCAGGGATATTATCTTTGTAAGCTTTGCATTCATCAAAAAGATAGATTAATTCTAGATTATATAATTGATAAATTGGGTGTTGGTAGTATATCTAGTCATCCCAGTGGTTTTGATAAAAATAGTTTAATGCATCAATTAACTTTTGGCTCAAGAGTTAGTCGGGAAATAACTCGCAGCTGTTTACCCTATTTAATACTTAAGAAAAAGAAGGCACACAAACTTCTGGGACTTAAAAAGAAAATTAGAATTGATAAAATTGAATTTAGAGATGAATTTAGTCAAGCACTCGGCTGGTATATAGATGGTTTAAGCTGTAAGGCAATTGGTATTAAATTGGGTCTTAAACCAGCAACTATAAATTATTGGCTACGAAGTCAAGGTTATATTAGAAATCTTAGCCAAGCACAAAAACTAAGACGTCAAAGAGAAAGGTCAATAGAATCTAGTAAAATGTTGGGGGCTTAGTTATGGGGTGATTAAGGAGGTCTAAATGCCAATAACACATGCTTTTGTATCAGGAATAGCAGATGGAGCTGATACGACTTTAGTCCGTCCTGTTGATTGGAACGCTACCCACTTGGGGCTTACTGTAGTTCGCAAGACTGCTGATGAGACAGTCAATAACTCATCCACCTTACAGAATGATGACCACCTTCTATTTGCTGTAGCAGCTAATGAGGTATGGGAGTTTCGCATTATACTCAGAATGCTTGCAGCATCGGCAACTCCTGACTACAAGTTTGCTCTCTCGTTGCCCGCTTTAGGCTCAGGGGTATGGGTTATAGAATATCCTATCATACCCGCTACTACACTAGGTGCGGATGTTACAACTGCCCTTAAAGTTGACTCCTGGACTGGTGGTGACAGGTGGTGTTTTCTACAAGGAGTATATGTCGGTGGTGCTAATGCTGGAAATGTCCAACTACAATGGGCGCAATACACAGCAAACGCCTCAGACTCTAAAGTTACGACTAACTCCTGCATTATCGCTCACAAACTAGCTTAAGGGAGGGAGAAGATTAAATGGAATACTACTATCCTTATAAAAACCTAGTAGAACGCAAGGTCAAAGTAACTGAAGCTGAGGCTCAGGGCTTAAGGATGCTCCATGACGATTTTGACTCTGACTGGAAGCCTGGAGATGAGCCTCACGGCACAATGACCTTTACTGATGTTATACCGCCTGTAGCACAAACTGAGCCATCACTATCAACGCATATATCAGCTTTAGTAGGTGTGGATGCTACCAAAGCTAGACCAGCAAGGGTTAAGAGGGTTTGGGAAGGCAGAGATTATTTGTATGATTGCTTTGCCACCCAAACAGTTAAGGATGAATATGTTGCTGGCAAGATAGTGATTGGCGATTATGTCCTAGTTCACTTTGATGATATAGGGGAACAGATAGTAATAGCCAAAGTATTCAAATCATGGTAAGGAGTAAAGATGGCGACAACATTCCTGAAGGCTAAAAATCTAGCACTATCAACATTAGCGGCGGGCATAAGTGATACTGATACCTCTCTAACAGTAAAGGCTGGGGAAGGAGCAAAATTCCCATCGATATTTCCTTTCCCTATAGTTATTAGTAGCGAGATATTACTTTGCACGGCACGAACCAATGATGTAATGACGGTATCAAGGGCTCAAGAAGATACTTCTGCGGCTGCTCATAATGCCAATATGACTGTAGAGCTTAATATCACCGCCAAATATATAACTGACCTAAATGATGCGGTCAATACTCTGGAAGGTGCAGGAGGTGGGCAAGCCTTTCCTGTTGGTTCTGTCTTTTTAGCAGTAGTCAATACTGACCCTGCAACTTTATTAGGCTACGGCACTTGGTCTCAGATAGCACAAGGGCAATTCCTTGTTGGACAAAAAGCTACTGATGCTGATTTTGATACTACTGAGGAAACGGGAGGAGAAAAAACCCATACCTTAACAACAAGTGAAATACCATCTCATAGCCATATTTTAGGGGAATTAAGAAGTGCCACAACTGGGTCAGAAGCATCATATATTGCAAGGACAGCGGATACATCCTCTACTAGGGGAACTGATAAAACAACCGAGGTAACAGGTAGTGGGTCTGCTCATAATAATCTTCCCCCATATTTTGTAGTCTATGTTTGGAAGAGAACGGCATGAGGAGGCATAATGCCCGCTTTTGGTGAGACTTTATTTGCTGAAGCAGCATTTGGGGAAATGCTTGCTGGCGAAACAGCTTTTCAGACAGATGCCTTTCAGAATGACGCCTTTCAGATTGTTGTAGGTGAAGACTATATTAAAATCATAAACGAAACCGAAGGGCTTAATGAGGCTTATCGTAGGTTTAAAAGCTTATTCAGGCGGATTGGGGAGACTGAAGGGATAAATGAGACCCATAGACGATATGAGCAACAATTTCGCAGGATAGGGGAAGTAGTTAATCTCAATGAAACTCATCGCAGTTTTAGAACTTTATTCCGCAGGTTTGGCGAAATGATTACTATAAATGAAACTACTAGAAGATTAATTACATTACTCAAAAGAATAGGGGAAACTGTAAACATCAATGAATCCACAAAAATATTTAAAGCTATGTATCGCCGAATTGGGGAACTGGTCAATATTAATGAGAATACTAGACCATTCAGGGAAATGTTTCGAAGAATAAATGAAGCAATAAATATAAATGAATCTTATCGGCGGTTAACCACTCTACTCAAGAGAGTCGGGGAATCAATAAATATTAGTGAAACAATTGCCACTAAACTCTACAGACTTATTGTAAAAGTAATAGCCGAAGCTATAAGTATTGTCGAAGCTATTATTAAATCTAAAGGCATATTACAGATTATCAACGAAGCTATTAATATTAATGAAGCTCTCCGTAGATTTAGAGCTTTGTTTAGAAGGATTGGCGAAATTGTCAATATTAATGAATCATATAGAGCCTACAGAGGGTTAGTTCGTAGGATAGGGGAAACAGTTAGTCTCAATGAATCAATCGCTAGGGTTAAAGGAATACTTCGAATTATTGCGGAAGTATTAGGTATTAGCGAATCTACTAAAATCTTCCGCCAATTATTCCGCCGAATTGGTGAAACTATCAATATCGGTGAGGCAACCAAAATATCCCGCCAGTTATTTAGAAGGATTGCTGAAGCTGTAAATATTAATGAAACCACTAGAGCCTTTAGGCAGATGTTTCGGAGAATAGGGGAGATAGTTAATCTAGCTGAAACCCATCGTAGACTAACTACATTACTTAAAAGAATTGGAGAGTCAATAAATATTAGTGAGACAATCGCCACTAAGCTCTATGGACTTATTATAAAAGTAATAGCCGAAGCTATATCTATCATAGAGTCTACTTTAAGACCCCGAACAATGCTACGGATAATTAATGAGGCAGTCTCCTTGATTGAGTCAAGGTTATCTATTGTCCGTAGAGTATTAGCCTTCCTTGTGATAAAATTATATAAGAGAAGTTTTGATATTTCTTTGTATGCTAGGAGCTTAACAATCAATCTTCCCGCTAGGAGTTACATGTTAATGATGGGATTAAGAGCTTTAATAGCAAAATTATATTCAAGAACTAAAATTGTGAGGATAAGATAATATGCAAGACGTAGAATTGCCAAAAAATGATTTTGGATACAATGTAGCATTTGCCATAAAGGATTCGAGTGGCACTGTTGCCTATAACTTGACTGATTATCTGGTTACCTTAAAGGCATGGTCGCCTCATATACCAGATACTTTAATAACCAGCGGTACTTGTAGTATACTTAATGCCAGTGCAGGCAGTGTTACTTATACTATAGGTTCGGCTGTGTTTACTACTATTGCAAGCTATCGTGCTGAAATTGAGCTTACTAAAGCGGGAGTGAGAGAAAGCACGCAACCTTTTCTAATTAATATAACGGAGTCAGGATAATGAGTTATACGGCTTTTGAAAGAGCAACGGGCGATTGTATGGATGAAGTAGCAGCTTTAGAACGGCAGTTAACTGATGCTGGCGTTTTTGATGGTGATACTACTCCTACTCTATCCCAAGTAGAGAAATTTATTACTGATACTTATGATGAAATGGGCGTATTCCTAACTGAATATGGTTATGCCAAGAGCCAGACCAATGCTGATATTCTAGGCGTTTTACAGCATTACAATGCATTAGGGGCTGCAGCTAAATGTGAGCTTACTCAACCTAGCGTTGGTTATAAGGCAGGCGAGAATACAAGATATGATCGATTATTCAAAGAATATATAAAGGTCAAAGACTTAATCCAATCAATTGGGTTCCAGCGTCTTGGGGCTACAAAAAGCTGGGAACTATCGGCTGCCCTAAGTGCCGGGGGGATTAGTATTAGCGATAAAGAAGTTATTGAGGATGATACGGATTTTGAGCCTTATATATTTACCAAGGATATACACCGTCATCCAGATATAGTAGCCAAAGAAGAATCGGAGTATGATTAATGAGTTATGAAACTTGCCAAGATGGACTCGCCACTGTAATTAAAAAATTGAAAAATTACACTGATAATAATGTGTCTCTTGGAGATTATCGCTTACTACAAAGAGGCTTTAATCAAGTTGTGATTTTGCGCCCTGGAACTTTTACCCGAATGCGGAGTGAATTTGGGGGGGGGAAGCAGAATACTTGGAATATCATTGTTGAGCTGTTCATCAAATATAAAGATGATGCTCAGATACAGGAAAATATTCGGGATGAACGGCAAGACATAATAGACCAAGTTGACCAATATCCTAAACTAGATAATGTTTCGGGCGTCTTTGATGCACAGATTATTAGTGGTGCTGAACCTACGCCAGTATTTGGTGCAGATGGGAGTGGACCCCATTTCATGATGCAGGAAATGATTTGTCAGATAATTGAGGATATAGAAGTAACTGAGCTAGAATAGAATAAGATTTAACAAGTTTGAGCTGCCCAGACAGTCATTAGTCTGGGCAGTTTTGTTAGGAGGGTAAATTTTATGGCTATATATGGTAAAAATGCCAACATATTTATTAAGGCTTATGACCTATCAGGAGACAGCAATCGAATTACTTTAAATATCGCTATAGATACAATTGATATTACTGGCTTTGGTGCAAAAGCTAAAGAAAATAAAGAGGGTAAATATAGTTGGACTTTGAGTGAGGATGGTTTCTGGAACTCCGCAGTTTATCATTCTGACCCTGTCATACATAGTTTAATAGGTGCGGGCTCTCAAGTAGTGGGTATATTCCCCGCAGGTACTACACCAGGTAATTTGGGCTATGAGGGATATGGGATTTTAACCACTTATAATCCAGAAGCTGTGATAGCTGGTGCTGTTACTTTTGCGGCAGAATTCCAAGGCAGTAATTTGTTAAATCGCACTATATTATTAAATGCAGGAATTAAAACGGCTAATGGAACAAGCACAGCAAGGAACTTGGGCACTGCCGGATTAAATATAGGAATTACCAGCATATTGAGAGCATTATCGGGCTCACATGGTACTTGTAATGTAAAGATTCAAGCCAGCACTGCTGAGGCTGGAACTTACGGCGATATATTTAGCTTTACTCAGTTAACAAACGAATTAATAGCAGAACAAAAGAATATAGCAACAGCACCTGTTGGGCCTTGGTTTAGGTCAGTTCATACTATAGGAGGGGCAAGTGATTCATTTGATTTAACTATAAGTTGTGCTACTGAAGAATAAAATAGGAGGTAAAAATGCCAAAAGTACATGGGAAAGATGCAGATTTATGGGTAAATTTCCAATCGATGGAGGATGATGGTAATAGAATAACTATAACCATCACGCCAGATACGGCTGAATTAACAGCATTCGGCAGTGAAGCCAAAGAACATAAAGAAGGTATCTATGGTTGGACATTAGATTATGATGGTTTCTGGAACTCGGCAGCTAATGCTAATGACCAAGTATTCTATCAGATGATTGGACAAGGTGGGAAGGAAGTTAAATTCTTCCCCAATGGAAGCGCAGCCAGCAAGATATATTACTGGGGGACAGCAATTCTAACCAGCTATAATCCAGAGGCCACAGTAGGCGGAGGGGTTACTTGTTCTGCAAGTCTAATTGGTGATGGTTGTCTAAGCCGAGGTACTACATCTGCATAATAATATGGGAAAAGGATGGCTAAATGAATTAATCACTTTTGTAGCTAGACAAACAGGCTGGAATTTGGAATATATTTGCCGATTACCTTATGCTAAACTCCGCATCTTAGCTTCCGAATTACAATATCAAAAAGAACTAGATGAATATAATTTAGCATCATGTTTTGGTATGGTTATTGCTACATGGGCTAATGCCCAAACAAAAGCCAAACGATTTAAGGTTCAGGATTTTGTGGGTAATGCTCCAAGAAGAAAATCTATAGGAGGTAAAAACTTGGCAGGAAAGATAGAGAATACAGCTATCATATTGGGCGATGGTAATGAATATCATCTTGCTCCTCTTAATGCTAATATGATGGTGGAGATTGAGGACTCATTTAATCTAGCATTTTTTGAAATGTTTGAATCTGGGAAGGTAAGAATGAAATATGTGCGTTTTTTACTGACCCTTATGCTTAGAGAAAATTACCCTGATATGACCGAGCAGAATGTGGGTAAATTATTAACTACTAAGGTAATAGCAGATGCTTATGGGAAAATTATTGGTACAGTAACAGGATAATTAAATGGCAGAAGCAAATCTTCAGGTATTAATCACAGCTAAAGATCTAGCTAGTCAACAGCTGGGGAAATTAAAAACTCAAACCGATAAAAATACAGCCTCATTTAATAAAATGAAGCTAGCCGTTATAGGCGTTGCTGTTGGTCTTGGTGTTGCTATTGGCAAAATGGTTAATGACTATGCCAAGGCTGGCGATGAAGTCGCTAAAATGGCAAAGCGAACAGGGATTGGGACAGAAGCCCTTTCCGAAATGAGATATGTGGCTGATATAACAGGCACAAGTCTCGGGACAATTGAAACAGGGCTTAAAAGAATGAGTATAGCTATTGTTGAGGCTGGAAGAGGGAATGAAACTTATGCCCAAACATTTAGAAAATTAGGATTAGATATTGCTACTCTTCAAACAATGAAACCCGAAGATGCTTTCTGGACAATTGCTACAGCAGTGGGACAATGCACAGACCAATTTGAAGAAGTTACAGCTGCACAAGAAATATTTGGCAGGTCTGGTACTGATATGATTCCGCTTTTTGAGGAGACTCAAGAATCAATTACTGGTCTAAAAGAAGAAGCACATGACCTCAATCTTGTATTTAGTGAGGAATCAGCTTTAGCTGCCGAAGATTTTGAAGATACTAAGACTAGATTTGTAGGAGCACTTCAGGGATTGGGTTTCGCAGTAGCCCAAGATGTAATGCCTTTTATAACTGCCTTATTAGAAAAATTTACTGAGATTATAAAAGCACATCCTGAATTAGTTAAGGTATTTGAGGCTTTTGCTATTGCTATCGGTGGGGCAGCAATGATTTTCGCCATTACCAAATTAATAGGATTATTAAAGGCTGTTGGAGTTGTTCTTATAGCATTAATAGTTAAGATGGGGATTTTACAAGGACTAAGCGGTCCTGCTGGCTGGATACAATTGGCAGCTGGTATAGGAATCGCTGTTCATTCATTTATGCTTTTGGATAAACTTTTGGGGTTAGGTATTCTTTCTACAATGCCAGGGGCAGATTATCTCAAAGGACTACCTGTATACGGACCTTATTTTACCCCTACGGCTGAAGAGGCGATTGAAAAACCTGCTGAAATCCCCTCTCCTCCTACAGGTTATGCAAGTTGGGAGGCGGCACGCTCAATGTATGAAATGTGGGCAGAAAGCGGAAAATCATGGGAACAGTTGGTGGCAGAAAACCCCACTCTAGCTGGTCTTACAGCACCTGGTATGATACAATTTCCCGAAGGCTATCAATATGGGGGTATTGTGCCTGGGCCTTTTGGACAACCAAGATTGGTTATGGCTCATGGTGGTGAGTATATAGGCCCAACGGCTGGTAATGTTTATGTTACTGTGCAAGGATTTGTTGGCTCTGAGCGATTATTGGCTGAAACAGTAAGGGAAGAATTACAAAAACTTAAATTACGCAATATAAATACAGGGGTTTGAAAATGGCTGAACCTGATATAATAATCAGAATTGCATTCACAACAATGCCAATGGCGACTACACCAGTTTGGGCAACTGTGACACCTAATGCTTTGGAATTTTATTCAAAGCGTGGTAGGCAACATTTCCTTGACCGCATTGAAGCTGGAGAGGCTATCACTATTTTAGATAATTCTCAGGGTTATTATTGGCCAGGTAATACTTCAAGCCCCTATTCACCTAATATTCTACCCGGCAAAAGACTTAATATCCAGACATCCTATGGTGGTTCCATTCGTGATGTATATACGGGATTTATTGAAGAATGGCATCCAGGTTGGAGATTAAGTGCTGGCAGTGCTCCTATTATGGAATTACGCTGTGCTGATTTACAAAAGAATTTAGCCCTCTTTACTCTTGGTACTATAGGCTATAATCAAGAAAATAGCGGAACGAGAGTAACTAATATCCTTAATGATTTTGGTTGGCCTTTAGGGGCTAGAGATATAAGTGCTGGGCAAACAACCCTTCAAGCTACAGGCACTATAACTGATATAAAGGCCATGGACCATCTATTTACTGTTCAGCATTCAGAATTAGGAATTTTTTATCAAGCCCCGGATGGTGATGTTCAATTTGAAAATAGACATCATCGTCTATTAAATCATACAGTTAGTAGAGGGACATTCGGCGATGATATAGGCGAAATGAAATATCAAAATGCCAAGTTTTCTTATGATGACCAATATCTCTACAATGATATCCGCATTACAAGGCTTAACGGAGCCGAGCAAGTTGCTAAAAATAGTTCTAGTTCAGCGAATTTCGGCCCCCGGTCATTTAGCAGAAGCGATTTATTAATGACGGCTGATACAGAAGCTAAAGACCAAGCTGACTATCTTTTATCTAAATATAAAGATCCTGCTTTAAGAGTGGGTGAATTAACTATCTATCCCAAATCCGACCCTAATAATCTGTATCCCAAAGTACTAGGATTTGATATTAGCGATAGGATAACATTGAGACTTAATCAAGCCTCAGTTGATACAGATTATTACATTGAGGGAATTACACATAGATATGCTGCTACTAATGAACGATGGGAGACTACTTGGCAATTAAGCGATGCTGATACTCAGGTTTATTGGGCTATTGGTGTGGCTGGGTTTTCAGAAATAGGAGAGACAACCAGATTATGCTATTGAGGTAAATATGATAACAGCAAATATGTGGTTTGAATATGGATTTGATTCTTTTGTAAATCAACTAAAAGCAAAGATGGCAAAGAGATATATCAAGTTTGATGAGACTATCAGTAATACTTCAACGCTTCAAGCCTATGTTAATCACGGAAGATGGTTAGTTAAATGTGAATGTGGTGGGGCTGAATATGCTTGGGAAGAGAAATTATTTATGTGCCAATCTTGCTGGAATGCTAATCATAAACATGAGTTTAGAAAGATAAAATTCCCTAAAGAACGAAAGCAGATTGAAGAATTACTGAGTAAGAGACCAATAGTAAATCGCAATTGGAAACCAAATGAGACTATTGAAGATTTAATAAGAGAAAATAAAGAACACGAAAAGGAGTTATTATAATGGGCTGGACGGCTGGGAGTGATGTCACAACAGGTTCGTTAATTTCCGCAGCGCAGTGGAATAACTATTTGGGTGCTACTGGTAGTCTTGAATATCTCAAGGATGCACTAGATAATGTTACCCAAAGCCAACCTAGTAGGGTATTTGCCACACAATATCAAAATACTGGGGGTAAAATCAGGATAGTTACAGTTACTGCGACTACAGCAGGAGAAGCAGACAATATAACAGCATATTGTGGTAGCGAAAACCCAGTAACTACTATTGTGAGTGTGCAAGACTTTCCTACTTCTGGATACGGGACTTTAACTTTTGTAGTTCCCCTCAGCTATTATTATAAAGTATTGCGAGCTCTAACTGCATCACTATATAAATGGACAGAATGGGATTTGCTCTAAATGTCTAAACGGGATTTTCTACTAATTTTTCTTGTTTCAATTACTCTTTGGTATTCTAGTTTCCTTTGCTATACCTTTTGGGGGCTTTGGTATTCTGGGGGTGAATTTGTTATCCGAGAACCCAATGCGATTATTAGGTTGGGTGAGTTTATAATGTCTGTATCAATCTTTGGCCTCATTATGTATATGCTTAGAAAGATTATAAGGAAATAGTAAAATGACTAAGAACGAATCACAGCAAATTGGTGAATTGATTGGCGAGGTAAAGGGCATCAATAAACGGCTAGATACTTTTAATGGACAAATTGGAGACCTCGCTAAAAGTGTAGGCAATTTACCCTGTCAAGAACAAGATGCTCGCATTAAATTCTTGGAGAAGGTTCAAAATTGCGACCAAGACAATAAGAGAATAAAAACTAGCATTAAGGGTAATATCAAAGCAGAAATTCTGGGTGGACTTATTGGTGCTGGGGTAACAGGTTTGATAATGGGTTATCTTCAAGGATGGTGGTAATGAATATAAAAGGACGGATTAGAAATAGAGGGAATATATCAGTAAGCGAGATTAAGCAGGCATATATTAGGGTTTTTAATATAGGTCTTTGCCAGCGTAAAAGGGTATGCTTCCATTTAGCCGATGAAACTTATGATGAAGCCGATATTGATTTAATAAAACAAGTCATAACAGAAAATCAAGCCAATAAAGCACTTTATATAACCGAGAAGAAAGATTGTGACAATTTTGCCTTTGCTCTTATGGGAGCATTGCGAGGCGTAGATGATAGAACTTGTGCTATGCCAATTTTCATAACTTGGGTTTTAACCCCTGAGAATGGGCATGCTGTTTTGAGTTTTTACTACAAAGGAACTGTGAAAATAATCGAACCGCAATTGGATTCTGTATTTGAAGTTCCTAAGGAATGGAGACTTTTATTATTGTGTGGGTAAAAAATGAACTGTCCGAATTGCGCCAAAAAGAATATAATTAGCCCGATGCGTATTGTACGGCATAATGAAGTAAATTTCTATAAATGTCCTGTTTGTGGACACATGACTTTAATACAACCAGAAGGAACAAAAAGACAAGACTGGGAGCGAGACAATGTTTAAGGTAAGATGTTGGTGGCATTTTGTAGGTGGGTTTATTGCTGGCTTCTGTGGTGCTTGGTGCTGGGCTGTGCCTGTGGCTGGCACAATGGCGTTCATAAGCTATGAGGTTGTGCAAGATTTCAAAACTGGCACAGATAGCCACAAAGATATTTTAGAATTTGTTATTGCCTTATTCATCGGCTTTGTTGCTATAATACCTTTGAAGGTTTTGAGGATAGCTTAGTGAATAATTTTACAGAGATTATTGAGTTGATTAAAGCTCTGATTCGCCCGGGTTTGGCAGTCTGGTCAGCAATAATGATTACTTGGTTTGCTATAAATGGTCAAAATCCAGCAACCTGGCAAATCTTTCTGTGGGGTGGATTCCTTGCTGAATGGCTTGGCGAAAGGGCAATTAAGCGAATGAGAGAAATAATCTAATAGTGCTGTTTGTCAAGCCGCAGGGGCAGGGTTCGCTTGGGTACTTATTCAATATTTCACATAAACTTCCCCAAGCCTCGCCAAACGCACCATAATGACATTCTAGTGGCAGAAAAGAATAAGTGAATACAATCGTATTTAGAGGAGGTAAAGATTAAACCTAAATATCCTCAAAAAGAAAGTTATTGGCAAGATGTAGTTAAGAAATATTCCAGTAGTGTTGAGGCAGCCAGAGGTCTTAATCTCAATGCTAGAACGATTCGGGATTATACTCAGAAATTTGGCTTGCGGTTTGCCCCTGAAAGCAAATTACTTAATAAAACAATAGAAGAAATAAAAGATGTAATTAAAGCTGCTGGTGGTGTTTTCCCAGCATCAAGAATTCTTGGTGTAGCACATACAACTATCTACGATAGGTTAAATGTTGCTGGTATTACGCTTGATGATATTATGATGGAGTATCAAAGGGAAATTGCCCCAGCGATAATTGATAACGACAAACTCACGGGTGATTATATTATCAGCGCTGATTACCACTGTGTTGACTCCGAGAGCGAAATCTTAACAAATAATGGATGGAAAACCATTAATACAATTAACGAAAAAGATAAACCATTGACGGTTAATCCTCAAAATCTTCAATTGGAATACAAAGAAATTCGGAAAATCATAAAATACAATTATGTTGGTGATATGTATAGATGGCTACATAGAGACCACGATTTATTGGTAACCCCTGAACATCAAATACCACACCTCAACCTACATAATTTTAGGCAACCAATTTTACAATTTAAGCCAGCCAAAGATATAAATAAGCTGGATAGAAGTATCAATAATGGTTTATGTGATTGGGAAGATGCCCCTTATTCTGATGCACAAATAAAATTGATGGCGTGGATAAATACTGAGGGGACAGTAAGGGAAACAGGAAGGACTTTCGTTTATCAATCCGACCATTCTCACCATTGTGAAGAAATAAGGAATACGCTAAATGAACTTGAGATTGACTTTGATGAAAGGACTAATCCCCTTACAGGCTTTAATCGTTATCCGATGAAAGTTTTTTCCTTTAAGCAATACTTAATAAGGAAATCTAAACAGATACCCAATATCAAGTTTTCCCGAAGACAAGCTCAATTGTACATTGATACCTTTAGGAAGGGTGATGGAGATATAGGGAGATTTCGGATTTCTCAAAAATCCCCTTCTATGATTGATAAGTTAATGGAATTTACCATTATAGCAGGGATGTCACCATCAGTGAGGCTTTGCAAGGGTGAGCATCCATTTTACAGAATGAGTTGTAATTCTACTGGTGTCTTTTATTATAGGAACAGACAAACAGAACATTATAATGGCATTGTTTGGTGTATCGCTACTGATAATAAAACAATATTTGTTAGAAGAAATGGGAAAGTTACCCTAACAGGCAATTCTCCCTTTATCTCTATGCTATGGTTAAACAGACTTTTGAGTGTTGCTAAGAAGGAGAACATAAAGCAACTGGTCATCGGTGGGGACTTTGGGGATATTGACCGGTTATCTTGGTGGTTAAGGCAAAAGCAGGCTGAAGATATAGCCGTAAAGCTAGATGATGAACTAGCCTTCACCGAAATGATTTTGGAAAAGCTATTCAATTGGTTTGAGCGAATTGATATTATCGGTGGCAATCACTGGCTTAGATTATTAGGAGCAGTAACATTTTCAGTATCGGCTAAAAGGCTGATGGGGTTAGTAGGACAGAAGGATAATCCTAAGCTCCATTTTCACGGCTTGTTTAACTGGCTTCTAATAGACAATAAAGTCCGAGTAACTCACCCGGCTAAGGCAAGGAAATTAGATTGGACTTTATCACGAGATTTATCACAACTTCATCCAGGTGAATGGCTTGTGTTGGCTCACCGTCATCGTGGTTTGGAAGGCTTTACACCTGACGGAAGACCCATGATTGAATTAGGCTGGATGGGTGATGCTCAGTGCATGAGATACATAACCTATACTGACAGTCCGTATTATCTCTGGAACAATGGTTTTGCTATGTGGAAGGATGGCGTTTTAAAACATTATACTGAATATAACTTTAATTGGAGAGAACTATAATCCCTTGCTAATTGATACCCTAGTATGATACAATACACTTGTGGAGGTGTATATGCCATACTTAGGGGAAACAAAACTCGGCAGGGAAATAGGTTACAAGCCAAAGACGAATAGATATAGATGGTCTGCCTGTATTGCATGCGGTAAGCAAAGATGGGTTCGTTTAAATAAGGGCAAAATATCTAAAGAATATTGTATATCTTGTGTTCAAAAAGGGAAACGCATTGGATTGAAACATGGATTATGGAAAGGTGGTAGGAATTTTACTACGCAGGGTTATATTAGGGTATATTTATCTTCTGCTGACCCCTTTTATGAAATGTGTAGTGAAAAGGGGGTAACAACAGGCTATATTTTAGAGCATCGCCTTGTGATGGCAAGAGCACTAAATAGATGTCTATCTAGCAAAGAAATTGTCCATCATCTTAATGGTATTAGAAATGATAATCGTCCTGAAAATTTAGCTCTTGTCAACAAACAAAATCATCAGCACAATACATTAGTCAAGGTATTACAACAACGCATTCGGGAACTAGAAGTATAACTATCCTTGGCTTGATAAAGAGGTTTAAGCTGTGAAAGAAAAGGAAATTGTTTATATATCCGCACCTTATACAAAGGGCGATGTGGCTCAAAATGTTAAACGAGTTCTTGATGTTGCTGATAAATTATTAGAGATGGGATACATTCCCTTTGTTTGTAGATTATTGCCACTTATGGTATAATTATATAAGAGGGAATATATGTATCATAAGTGGACACAAAGAGAGGATGATTTAATTAAGGAGGCATATTCGCAATATCCTATAATTTTCTCGCCCGAGTTATTAAATTCGCCGGGTGAAATTGCTTGTCGGGTTAGAGCTAAAATGCTTCGTGTTAGACAATATAGATTCCACGCTATTATTTGTAAACAGGATATTGCAAATACTGATTTAAGTTATATCGCAGCCTTTCTGGATGGTGAAGGAAGCATATACCTCAATGAAAAAGGCAATAAGTATTTCCTTTCCTTTTCCAATAGCGATTTAGAAGTATTAGAATGGATGCATACATTATTACATTGCGGTAAAATAGAGACGAGAAAACCCAATGTTAGGTATACCAAGAAGCATTATATTTTTAGAATAGCTCGTATAGCAGATGTAATTTATTTACTTAAAGAACTTCTTCCATACCTTCACATAAAAAATAATCGTGCGTCAGAAGCAATAGACTTTAATTCAAAGGTCTTAAATAAAAGGAAGCAGTATAAAGAATGTTGATTTACATAGCCTCTCCATATTCGCTGGGAGATATAGCTGTAAATGTAAGGAATTCTTTAATGGTTGCAGATGAAGTGCTTAAGAAAGGGCATATCCCCTTTTGCCCTTGCCTTACCCACTTTTGGCATTTCTTATCACCCAAGCCGTGGGAGGTTTGGTTAGAGATTGATTCTGCGATATTAGAAAGATGCGATGCCTTACTGAGGCTTGATGGTGATAGCGAAGGAGCCGATAGGGAAGTAGGCCAGGCAAGATATTTGGGGATTCCTATTTATTACTCTTTAGAAGAAGTACCCCTTGCCATACCAGACGCACTAGAATAGAAATCTAGGGATACCAAAGAGTAAGTGAATGGTTTATATCCTTCAGGGTTACAATTGATACCTTGGGAGTTACGATGGGGGCTTAAATGCCCCCTTTTTTTGTTTTATTGTTATGCAACAAAACAAGGAAAATAAAAGGAAGTTAAAAGGATTCTATCTAACCAATTTACAAGGATTTTTTAAGGAATATCTACTTGACATTTATCAAAAAGTTATGTTATACTCTATCTACGAGGTTTTGACAAATGAATAAAGGCTTGCTGGGGTGAGCAACTACTGAGGATGTTGCGAGCCTTGACCGACTCAGAGTTAAGGATAAAAGGTAACTTAGATATTTGGCAGTTTTAATAAATTGTCGCCGAGTAGCCCCAGCGAACTTGCCAGTGGTAAGGATAAACTGGCTCCCCATTTAGCTAATGGGGAAGTGTAATGTATTGGGCTTGCTGGTGTCCATATAAACCATCGGTTATCAAGGGGAAGGTTGACCGAGCCAGCGAGCTTGCCAGAAGGAAAAACAAATGGATAAACTGTTAATTAAACGAGGACAGGAGATAGGTAAAATAAATCCCCGTGCGTTATATGCTTTAGTTACTTGCCCCGTTTGTAATAAGCAACGGATTAAATATTTTGAAGCCCGAATTGCAAAATTGGAAGTTCAAGCGGAGGCACAAACTAAACAAATAAGGTTATTAAAATGGCAGTTAGGACAAAGGGAATGCAAAACAATTTAGTATTAGCTATCAACAACTATCAAGAGAAAACTGGTTTGACTACAAGCGAATTAGCTAACAAATTGGGATTACACCTCTCCACACTTTACAGATTAAAGCAAGGCAATAGAAACCCAGGCAATAAGGTCTATAGAGCCATTTGCCAACAGATACCAGAACTGAGAGGGGCTATCAATGAGTCTTTGGTGGGTGGCAATACTCCCTCAGCATCGCACCACAGCGTGCTAGGTCAAAATCTGAGGGCTTTTAGGAGATGGTTAAAGCAATTGGTCTCACATGACATTGTGGTGGACTTCTCAGATGGGAAGAAAACAAAATGAAAAGGGCTATTCCGTTAGATAATAAACGATGCGATTCTAAATGTCAATGGGAATGCGAAGGCTGTCCATTCAAAAAAGAACGTTATGCCGGGCTTGGGCAACCCGGTTCTTTTCATCTCATTTCTCCTTTCAAAAAGCGGGGCTAGTATGGCATTAGCCCCGCCTATTATTATTTAAGGGGGATAGAAATGCCAAAGACAATAGAGCCCAATTTACATATAGTCTGGGGTGAAGAGCAACAAAGGGAAGGTGGTAAACGATTTTATCCGATTGTAATTGGGTTATTTACCCCTCGAACATTAAGGAATAGATTTAAGTATTGGTTTCTGTGTCAATTCTTTCCCTTCAAAATAATAAAGTGGAATAAGATAAAGAAATGAATATAGCTTGGGGATTTTTAGAACCAATACAAATCGCTCAATTATTGCACTACCACCCGGAGCTTTGTGAAGAATATAGACAATGGAAATATGGTAACCGACAAGAATCTAAGGAAATTAAGGAGGAAAGTTAAGAATGGTTAGTAAAGTATCAGAGAAGGTAATGACACAACCATTACCAAGTATCTTGGATGACATTGTTGACCTGATTCAAAAGGCGGAACAGGCAACAACCGAGGCGAAAGAAGCGGCTATAGCAGCAAGGTTGGCTGGTGAGAAGGCTGCTGGTGAGGCGGCTAGGGTGGCTGATGCCAAGATAGCTGGGATGGCTAAAGGTCTAAGCCAAGATATAAGTGATTTGGCTACTAGGTTATCACAGATTGAGACTGAACAAACTTTCCAGAGCAAGCGGATAACTGAAGTAGTTAAATCTCTTGGTGAAGTATCCGATGCTGTAGATGACTTGCGTCTGTGGATTAAGGGTGAACTAGCGGTAATATGGGAACGAGTGGATGCTATTGATAGAAAAGCTACTAAACTAAACGATGGCGTAGTAGCTGCCGTAGATGCGTTTAATAAAGAGATTACCAGACCTTAATAATTAAAGGAGGTTTAGGATGGAACCGAGATGTTCACTATGTAACAAAACCATAAAGCAATTAGCCGAAGAAGAATTAAATCAGTCGTTTTTTGACAGAAAATCGCTAAACATTCGGCTAGATAGCGAGTTAGCCTATCCCTATTTGCTATGTGGAGACTGTGAAGATTTCCTGCGAGCAGTAATTCCTAAAGTTTTGGAAGCCGAGGGAATCATTCAGTTTGACGAGAAGAAAGAAAAATACACCTTGACAAAAGAATAAAGGAAGGCAAATGAAACGAATATTTTGTGGCACATGGAAGGAATGGAAGCTTTTTCTAAAGAAGCATGGGAATAAAACTTTAGGGGAATTAGCCAATGACCCGAAGAAACCCGAATTGGCCTTATAAACCGAGGAAACCCTTACTGCCTAATGTTAATAAACCTGAAAAGGAATTGAATATATCTATAGATAAGACTACAAAAAAGATTAAGGAGGGTAAAAATAATGACTCAAACAGAAACACTGAAACCACAACGAATGAAGCTGGAGATTTTGGAGGTAAAGGAGAGGCAACCAATAGGCGACCGAGGGGCTGTCAAATTAGAGTTTAAGGCTAAGGTCGATGATAAGGAGTTAAAATTCTTCACCTTTAGCACCAGATTGTTTGAGGCTATTGAGGCTAGTAAGGGACAGATTCTTGAGGCGGATATTGTTACTTCCACTAGGGAAGGAACGGGGAATTTTGAAGGGACTACTTTTACTGACAGAAAAGTAACCCAGATTTACAAAGACGGTCAGCCAGTAGCAGTTGGTGGGGGAAGGCAATATGGTAAATCTGCTGAGGAAATAGAATTGAGTAGGCGCTCCTACGCTTTGTCCTATGCCAAAGATATGGCGATTGCTAAATTGATAGAAGTCAAAGATATATTAACTACGGCAGAAGTTTATTACCGTTGGCTTAGTGAGGGCACAATCTCAATAGCACTTAAAACACTTGAAGCAAAGGCTGAACTCCGCAAACCTACAGTAAAATCTACCGCTCAAAAAACTGATACACCTGCTCCAGATTTAGAGCAAGCCGAGCGTGATAGTGAGGAGCTATTCCCAAAGGGGGGAAGCAAGGGAAGCAGTTTAAGTGCCGATAATACGGTTATACTAACCCCTCCTAAAGAAGAGGTGGCCATCCCTACCAAAATACCCAAGACGCAAGAACAACTTTTTAACTATGTAGCCAAGCACGCCAAGCATAAGGATACTAAGTTTACGAAGTCTTATCTCATCAATAAATTTAAAATCCCTGAGAAGCGGATAAATGAGGATATTCCAAGTGTATACTACGAAGTCAAACAGCTTAATGATTGGCCAGAGTATGATGGGGAATAACATTCCATCCAAACCAAATAAACCTTGCCGTTGTGGCTGTAATGTATGGTGGCTAAGGGATAAAGGAGTAGGTAGAACAGAGTGGCTTTGTTCAAGATGTCACCCTAAGTTAAAGGAGATAAGGTGAGTCTGAAAGCGAGCATTGGCTGGACAGATATGACACTAAACCCTATTAAGGGATTGTGTCAAGGGGGATGCTGGTATTGTTATTATTCTGGCAAACGAGGAATAGCTCACAGATTTAAGCAAGACCCTGAATTGAGGCTTGACCTCTCAGTATTTGACAAGCTCCCCAAAGTCCCTAAGAGGGTATTCTTATGCTCTACAAACGATTATTGGGGCAACTGGGTACCGGATGAATGGCGTGAAGCTATCAAGGAAAAGACGCAACAATATCCCCAGCATATCTTTCAAGTTCTTACTAAGCAACCCCAGAACCTAATCAAGTTCAGCCCATTTCCTGAGAATTACTGGGTGGGGGTGACAGCTACTAATGCTGATATGCTCTTTGATGCCCTGAACCACCTTGATGATATTCGTTGCAGCAAGCGATATGTGAGCATAGAGCCGATGTTAGCATCATGCTATTTAGAGGATTTGCCAGCACATATAGGGAGCACTTTAGACTGGCTCATCATCGGTAGGCTTACGGGCTATGGGCATAAGTATGACCCTAAGATGGAGTGGATAGCGGAGATTGTAAGAGCCTGTGATAAAGCTGGTGTGAAGGTGTTCCTGAAAGACAATCTGAGACCACTACTAGGTCAATATTTTGGTTATGAGCAAAGACAGGAGTTTCCAGAATAAGACCCAAAGGAGGCATAGATGGTAGTTGAAACATTAAAACCTGTCAGGAAAAACCCAAGATGTTATTTTTGTAAACAAGAAGTTACTCAAGACTTTTACTGCTATGGCTGTGGTGAATTCATTTGTGAAGAATGCGAGATTGCACCTTTTAATCCACCCTGTGGGGAACATAGTGTTAAAGACCATAAGATACCAGTAGAAGAAAGAACCTGCGAAAGTATGTAGGAGATACCGAGTGGCTAGACCCCAAAAGGCTTCCCCTTCCCTTAACAATCCTATCCCTTAAAAAGATAGAGAAAGAGATATAGATATAGATAGATACATAAATCTAACTTTTCTAACAATGGACTAACTTGACTTCTAACACCACTTGTGATATTATCTAACTACTAAACTAACAAGGGAGATTAGAATGACTGCAAGGATAAGGAAAGCTTTAGAGAGGCGGCGACGGTGGATTAAACTATATCCTGTAGAATGTATTACTGGTTCTATTCGTTGGCAATTAACGCCTGATGAACGTGGAGTTTGGTATGACCTTCTTTGCTTATCAGCTATGTCTAGCTTGCCTGGAATTATCGCCGATAGGGATGGGCGAGCATTACCTCATGATTTCATTGCTAGCCAATTATTTGTGCCATTAGAGATGCTAGAGCGAACATTATCCAAATGCATAGATGAGGGGCGCATAACTGAGGATGATGGTGGTATTCATATCAATAATTGGAGTTACTATCAATCGGAATATGAAAGGGTAAAAGGTTATCAGCAAGTTTACCGCCAAAAGAAATCTATACCACAGAAGTTTGAAATTTTCTGGAAGGCATATCCCAAGCGGAAATCTAAAGGGCAAGCGGAGAAGGCTTTTGCAAAAATCAATCCTGACGAACAACTTTTAGCGACTATGTTAGCTACAATAGAGCAAGCTATAAAATCAGTAGATTGGCAAAAGGATGATGGGAAGTTTATCCCATATCCTGCTACTTGGCTCAATGCTAAAGGTTGGGAAGATGAATTTCCGAAGGAGGGCAAAGGTGGAACACATAAGCAAAGCTCTAGGGAACTTAAATCAAGGAATGAGTATAAATCACCTGAAGAGCATAGAGTTGCCGGCGGAAGTTGAGGCTATCCCAGTTTATTCCTTTGGAGTGTCTAATCCCAATCATACCTTTGAGAACTTTAAGCCCTTGCCAGGGACGAAAGAGGCATATGAGGCATTTAAGGCACTGGCTGAAGGGACAGGGAAGCCATTTCTGCTATGCTATGGTGGGGTAGGCAATGGCAAGACCCACTTGCTTGAAGCACTAGCCTTGAAATTGAGGGAGCGGGGCATAGTGAGCAGGATATGGGTAGTGGCTGACTTCCTAGCCTATTTAAGACGGATGATGCGTGAGAGTAGGGAAGATGTTGATGCGGTTATTGAAAATTATCAAAGTGGCAAAGGGGCACTTCTGTTTGATGATTTTGGTATGGAGTATGGGACTGACTGGGAGATGTCGGTGATGGAGAGGATTATAAATGGCAGATACCGGGCTAGAAGTATCACTGTGATTGTTACCAATAAAGATTTGGATTCATTGCCAGTGCGTGTAGTGAGTCGCTTCTTTGACCCAGATATTGGAAGTGTGGTTCTTAACAGTGCGAGAGATTTCCGCCGAAGACTAAAGGTAGTGGAATGAGCAGGCCAAAAACTGAGCGACCAGAGAAATACACAGTAGCATTAGATGAGCAATGCCCTCGCTGTTATATCATTATGCGAAACCATCCTAAATGTAACGCATGTGGAATCCTCTGTGGGATAGGGCACAAGAATGCGCTTTGCGAATATCGAGGTAAAAAGCTATGTAGCTATTGTGTTGGGGCATGGCGCCGCCTGGAGAGGTTGATTGGGAGGGAAGCAAAATGGGGGGAATTCCTTCGCCCCGACCCGCTAGTAAGAAGGGGGGAATTATGATAATAATTCTAGGTGGGAAGCTCTACATAATGACGGGGAAGGCACTACGGATTATTAGACAAAGAGCTTATGACGAAGGCATCCAGAACTGTTATAAGCTCTGTCAGGAAATATATCTAAGGGGGCTGAGAAAAGAACTTAATGAGAGGGATAAGGGATTTATTGTTGCAGGTATTTCTTATGACACTGGTCCAGAAGCATTTAACCCAAAACTGAGAAAAGAGCTTGATGAGATACTAAAGGATAAGGCAGAGTGATGGCTGAGGGTTATTATGAGGATGGGCAATGATATATAGAGTTAAGGATTTAGTTATTGATATGAGGGCTAGAGAATGGTGTATGTTGCCGTATCCTCGCCACCCGAAAGGTTGCCCCAATTATGGTAAACGGAAGTCTTGCCCTCCTCAAGCACCTCTTATAACAGAGTGGGCGGATTTATCAAAACCAATGGATTTCGTTGTCATAGAGTTTAACTTGGCAAG